TGTGAATACTTTTTTCATTTAATAACTCCGTTATCTTTCTTGATATGTAATTCTAATTAGTCCGTGTCCACCTCTCCAAGCGTGATCGCGAACGTCGCCGCATGGGAAAGCTGGTGTGCCACCTGTACCTGTTGGAAAGAACGGTTGGCACCCTTGAACGTCGTAACATCCGCAGGCTCTTGATGACATCCAGCAGGTGTTAAACGGTACACCACGTGCAGGTGAACGATTCATTCCGTTTAATCCGTTAATAAATTGGTGATATCCCATTCCCGACCAGTTGGCAAATCCGTTGCTATCTTCAACACCGTGTGATACAACTCCGCCGTCACAGGCAAATAATCCTGGAGGAATCGCCACATGCAAATGTGTTGAGCATGGGCAATTTGAATAACAAGTCCAGAATGTTGCACAGCTGAATCCACCGCGTTTGTTAATGTCACCGCCCCACGATTCAGCACAGCATGATGCTGTACCAGCACCATAGTTACAAACAATACCGCAGGTACCGTTTGAATAGTTAGTGTTACAGTAGTTTGCACCCACGAAACAGCAGAATAGTGTACCTGATGGATTACAGAATGTTAGTCCGCCACGTCCACCCTGGGCGCACATACAGCCGCTGGTTGTTGCGCTTGTGTATTGATTTCTTCCGTTCCAACACAAGCAAGTGGCTTCTGAACAACCACGGAAACATAAATCGTTCGAGTTGTTGCAGGAACGTCCTACATAACCGCAGATAATACAACCTGCTACTACGCAGATACATTTACGAGCCCATGCCCCTGGGTTTCCTGGAACACCGCCACCACAGCAGCACATTTTTGCACCTGAACCACCTGCACCCCAAATGTCAATAATTGCTCTGCCTGTACCAGGCGCGACCCAACAAATTCCACCTAGGAAGTTGTTATATTCAGTTCCCGAACTGTAGGCATATACTTTGCCTTTTTCAAGCTGGACTTCGTCCCAATCAATTTGGTCTAGTTTAGCTTCTACTAATGCTCTTAAAGTTGCCATATTAGTACGTATTGCCTCCGTCTGTTGGGGTATATTTAATTCTTATCATTCCCATACCGCCTCTCATAGCGTGATCGCGAACGTCTCCACATGGATTTGGTCCAACGCCAGGAACACCGTAAGGAACAAAATGGTGACAGCCTTGCATATTATAGCAACCACAAGGTAATCCGCCGCTCCAGCATGTAGAATACATAGTGTGTGACGGACTTCTACTTAACATAGGTAATGAATTTAATAAACTACCAGTTCCTGTTCCGCTCCAACGTGCTGTTATGGTATCACCGTCTGTATAGAATGAAATTACAGCACCATCTTCTGCATAAACGCCAGCAGCAGTGGTAATATGGTGCAGTGTCATACATGGGCAAGATGATAAACAACCTAAGAAGTCAACACAGCTGAAGTTACCGCAGCAGTTTACATCACCACCCCATGCACAGGCTATAAATCCAGGGCCTTGACACCAGTTACAAACACGACCGCAGGCCGAGTTACCTGTGTCACACATGTTGTGTCCAGGTCCCACACGTTGTCCGCAGAAATAACCAGTCATGAAACATGAGAATGGGGATTTGTTGTCCATACAGAAACTAGTGCCGCCACGTCCACCTTGGGCACATAAACATCCGTTGGTCTGTCCTGGACCGTAGCAGCAGCCACCGCCTGTACAGCAGTTACCAAATTTAAATTGATAACCTTCGTCTTTGATTTTCTTTGAGTTGAGGTTAAAATTTTGTGATAATATGTTTGTTTCGTTACCCCATCCCCAAGGATTATTTCCTCTCCAGGATGCTTGAGCATTGCAGTCAATACCGTCACTGGCTAAACCGCAAGGCGAGCAACCAAACCAGCATACACATGATGATTCTGAACAACCACGGAAACATAAGTCGTCAGCATTATTACATGAACGTCCTACGTATCCACAAACATAGTTTGTTGGACATACGCAGATACATTTTTTTACATAAGCAGGTGCATTGCCCGGAGTTCCGTGTCCACAGCAGCACATTTCAGCTGTTGATCCTGCACCACCCCATATTTCAATAACTGCTTTACCGCAGCCTGGTGGTTTCCAACAGAAACCATTACAGAAAGAACTGTACATGTTACCGTCTGAGTATACCCAGATGCGGCCTTTTTCTAACATGTCTTTTTGGGCTTGTTCTCTGTTGCCTAATAATTGTGTTAATAATGCCATGTTAGTATGCGCCTCCGAATTTTCCACTGGCGTTTTGGTTTGACATAATTCCAGATCCGCGATATGTCAATCTAATAGCACCGTGTCCGCCTCTGCGTCCGTGGTCACGAACGTCTGGACATGGCCAAGGTTGATTGCCTGGAACTCCATATGGGAATGTTGGATTACAACCATTTGCTTCATAGCAACCGCAGCCTTGGTTACCGTTATAACAAATTGTAAACGGAATACCGCCTGCTGGCGATTTTGAAGCAAAGTTTAATGTATGAGCCTGAGCGTGATAACCGTTACCACTCCATTGAGTGTGTTCGTTATCGTCGTCGTGTGTATAAATGATGTTAGCACCGCACTCAGAGAATAGCCACGGAGCAGTTGCAACAATAGTATCTGTTTGACATGGGCATAATGCATTTCCTGTGCCTTTAAATATCACGCAAGATGCTTGACCGCAGCAACCAATGTCGCCACCATAGCCGCAACCGATATATAAACCAGGACAATAGTTACAGATAATACCGCATGATGATCCAATCAGTGTATGGCAAAATCCAGCTGCCACGAAGCAGCAATATCCGCCTGTTCCTGTTGAACAAATTGAATTTCCACCTTTGCCACCTCCAGCACACATACATCCAGCACTGTATCCGCATAGATCTCTACCGTTGCTCCAACACAAATAACTTGGAATACCGCAACCGTCAAAGCATAAACTGTGTGATCTGCAGGACATACCTGGACATCCACAAACGTGAGTATCTGGAAATACTGCGATGGTTTTCTTTGCGTAACCTGGAGGATTGCCTGGCAATCCAAAACCGCAGCAGCACATACGAGAACCACCACCGGCAGCTCCCCATGTTTCTATAGTTAATGTTCCACATCCTGGAGATTTCCAGCAATATGCACTTTCGCCCCTAGTACACGCTTCCGAGCTGCCTACAGTGATGACCCATACTTTACCTTTTTCCAGGTTACTGGCATTAGAGGTAATTTCTCTTGTAGATAATAGGTCTGTTAATCTTGGCATTTTATTTTCCTAATTATGGTCCAACGAATACCCAACCAAATGTTGAGCCAGAATAGATCATTGTAATCGCAGCGTTATTAAGGTTCATGATCAAATCTTCTGACAAGTTTTGAATTTTTAAACCGTTTCTTGCAATAGTAACGTTGTTGATAGCACATATTCCAGCAACGTCGATGATCTGAACAGTGTCGCCGTCTGCTGGTGCTGCCGGTAATGTGATTGTGAATGCACCGCTGGTTGCGTTGGCAAACACTCTCACACCCGAAGTGATTGTAGTATTGGATGTAAGCGTAAGGTTAGTAACCCCTGCTGTTCCAAATGATGATACTTGACGTGGCATTTTATATTTCTCCTAATATTTATACTGTTGATGTTTCAATACCGAATACGCTTACAGAAACCTGTGATCCGGAAGTGTAAACGACAAGTTGTTTTCCAGCATTCATCATTAATCCTGTTCTTTCTAATACCCCATTCGCGTCTAGGGTTACGTCATATTCTATCCATTCGGCGTTTGTGGGTGTACTCAATGCTGCTAATGCCATTCTAATAGTAACCGCTGCGGTTCCTCTGTTTAACACACTTACACCAAACACTGTAAAAGTATTAGTGGGCACTGTATACACCGAAGTATTTGTGATTGCGGTCAATGCTGCTTGACCTAATAAACCTGTTGGCATGTTATAATTTCTCCATTTTTAATTCAGTAAAAAGTAATTTAATACGAGGGCATCTCCCACAATACCGCCTTTGAAATTTACCTTTGTATTTATGTTTATCTGTGCCAGCGTAGTAGTTGTGATAATGTTACCCGCCACGTAAATAATACCCGCTGTAAGGGTGTTTACGCTCAAGCTAGATTGTCCACCACCAATTTGGGCAGTAATATATGCTTTAATTGCTCGCTGTGTAGGTATTACAGAATCGCTATCTTGTGTAAAGAACGGGTCTGTTGAGAATTCTGAAATTGTTGCTCCAGATCCGCCTAATGCTACAGAACCCAAGCTCAATTCATTCAAACCTGCGATGTTAAACGCATCAGCATTTAATGTAGCAATACCTGTGGCCTGTTCAACGTTGAACAGTCCACCAACTCGGAAGTTACCGTCTTGGTCTGTTGATGTGTAGAACACACGTCCACCGTTGTTTTGCACAGTTTCGTTGGCAGGGATCGGATCGCTTAGTGGCAGGCCTGGGTAGTTGGTGTTTATGATATTACCAGTACCAATATCCAAGAAGTCGTGTCCTGTTAGACGAACCTGACTGTAACGTAATCTGATGGTAGACAGCGTATTGTGCTCAGGAGATTCTGCAACACCAATCGGTGGGCTTACCTGTAATGTAGCACTGTAAGTGCCATCTGCATTCGGTAATAGCCCGGTAACGTTTACCAATCTATACCAAATATCGTCGATACCTGCAATCTGCACATTCGAACCTGCTTTTGGTATTCCTGTTAGATTTTGGAATCCAACAAACGTGCCAAGTTGATAATTATCGGCATAACCGTCACCAGTGATAGTTCCTGTTGCTGCACTATAACCAGTTCCTCTATTAGTCCACATAGGTTGTGCAATAGCACCGTTACCTACACGAGCGGAATATGTAGCATCTGCTCCTGTGTTGTTAGGATCGGTGATTGTCATTGTAGGTGAACCGCTGGTATAACCAGATCCGGGTTCACGAATCCAGATTTCAGTGAGTCTATTGCTGGCAATATACGCACGAGCTCTTGTTGTTGCTCCGGCCTTGATCTGTGAAGCCACGGTACTAGTTCCACTAGCCACTGTGACAAATGAGCCAACAAAGTTTGGATTACCAAATGTTCCAAATTTAGGATTAGCACCAGTGCTCAATGTTCTTGTGGTCCATATCAAACCTGTATCAGAACTGTAAGCAGTTGTGCTGGCATCACTGGTTATTAACCAAACACCTTGACCGTATATTACAGTTGGGTTTGTCTGAGATCCAGGCAATGTACCGGCAGTCCATGTAGTTCCGTTGGTGCTGTAAGCGTAGGCAGTACTGCCTGAACGTGCCGCAATAAACATATTATTACCGTAGGATACAGATGTCCATGTGCCTGAACTTGGTAATGTAGCTGCCGACCAACTTGCACCGTTATCGGTAGAACTTGCTGCCGCTGTACCACCCGAAGCCACTGCTACCCATACTCCTTTACCGTATGCTATAGAAGTCCATGTTGTGCTTGAAGGTAAATTACCTCCAGATATCCATGTAGTTCCTGTTGTGCTGATAGCTGTAGCATTTGAACCTGTAGTAATTGCAATAAATCTACTGTTACCGTAACTAACATCTTGCCATGTAGTACTTGCTGGCATTGTTGCTGCGGTCCAATTTAAACCGTTGGTTGAATAGTAACTGGTTGCTGTTCCACTGGCTACTGCCATATAATAGCCAATGCCGCTGAATGTTCCGTATGTTATTTCTCTATATGTTAATGCGGTGCCTGGCATCGTTAATGTAGCCCATGAAGTACCGTCTAATGATGTTGCTGCTGAAGTACTACCATCTGCAATAGCTACAAACTTAGGAGTAACCGCGGTTCCACTGGCTGATATTCTATTAATACCACCGCTACCTGTGTTAACTCCTAAAACGGTTATAGTTACGTCATTTGCAGGTGTTGTACCGCCCACTGCTGTGCCTAAAATTGTTAAAGTCTCACCTGCAGCATAAAAAATACCTGGAATATTAATTGACACTGTGTAAGTACCCTGGACTCGTGTAACATTAAATGTTCCTAGAGATCCACTTACACTGCCTGTAGCTGATAATCCTGTATAAGATCCCACGCCATTACCATATGCAACACTTCTCCAAGCCACCGAGCTTGGTAAGGTTCTTGCTGTTGCTGAATATGGCGGAGCTGTAAATGTCAATCTTGGAGTTATCTGGTATTGAGTGGTCGTATCTAATGCTGATACAATAGCAACTCCAGGAGTTATATGTTCCCATCCAGCAGTACCATCAGTGTCTTTATAGATCGTAGCAACTTTAGTAGCTGAATTATATGCTTGGATGTATCCGTATTGTCCAGCACCTGTTCCAGAAATAACAGTTAACAACATGCCTACATAAGCCGCCGATGCTGATATATCTGAAACTGCTAGTGTTATACTGGTTGTGTTGCCGGTTTGTGCTACGTTAGTCTGTGTGATATAACCTGCACCGCCAGAACCGGTCGAATCACCTGGATCTGTTAATCTAACTTGGAATACCGCTGCATCACGGAACTCAGATGCCACTGCGGCTGCACTTGCACCCGCACCAGAAATACTAAATGTTGCTGAAGTGTATGCAGTACCAGCATTTCCATACTCATAAACCAAGATATTGTTAACACCGTCTGTGATGGTATTTCTTACGTCGGCTTCTGTACCACGGTTATTAGTATAACCATAGATCGGTGTTTCTTTGATATCAATACCTTCTGCTACAGAACCGTAGTCACCATAAGAGTTGTTACCGTTGGTAGCACGGATCTTACCACCGTTTTCTGCCAAGTAACCGATATGCGAATAGTATGAGAACACGGAAACAAGTTCTGCACGTCCTAGGTTGGTTACCCAAGCACCAATGCCTGCGGAAATAACCTGTGTAAAGTCGTTGGAAACTATAGAATCATTACCACCAGCGTGTATTGATCCGTCAATTTTCTGTCCTGTTGCGCCAGTACCAAATGTGGTTACGTTTTGTATGTAGGTAGATCTTGTGGTTACCCATGCTGTGGAATCATTTGGACCCCAACCTGGATCTAGAGAAACATACGCACCTGCTGCTGGACGCTGTGTACCAAACTCGTTAGCTGGTAACATGCCTGATGGATATGTGCCGGCACCTGCGGTGTTACCGTCTGATGAACCATCAAGTCCTGTCATTGTGCAGTTTCTTAGACCGCAACCATCGCTGACATAGAAGTAATCTTCTAGTTTTGATCCGGTTAATGCACTTCTGTAATAACGAGCTGCTAACACAGACTTATAATTTCCTGTATATTTTAAATCGTAGACAATTGATTGGATATACCTACGTACATCGTTTTGGCAACGACTTGAATCATAGTAATATGTCACAGTCATTGAACCCGATGTTGTTGATAAATCAACAGCAGTACCACCTAATGTAAGAGATACTTTAAACGATGTAGAAGTTAGTCCTGATGATAGGATATAATATGTAACACCTGTGCTGATCCCACCAAATACAGTTCCTGTAAATCTTACGGCATCTCCGGCAACCATCCAAGTTTGTGTTCCACAGGTAAATGTATCAGTGGCTCCGCCGGTTGATGCTGTTACTGTTGATTTGTAAGTGTCATTGATGTAGGCAGTAGCCTCAGCTGCAAAAAAATCTTGGTTTGACAATAGGTTTTGTGCGCCTGCTAGTATGTCTAGATCAGTTGTTGGGGTATTTGTACCCGAAACAATAGGTCTAGTACCAGTGTTTACATAGTTGATAATGTCGGTCCATAGATAATCTGCACCCACTGTTGCTCCGCTGGCAACAATAAATGTAGCTTCCTTAGATATAAAGTCTAAAATAGCCTGTTGTGCTGCGAGTTGAGTTGTAATAACTACGTTAGTTGAAGTTAATCCTCTGCGATATGATAGTCCGTTAAAGATTGACAAGTAGTTTGAACCAAACATTAGATCGTAACCTAGTGCATCTACAATATATCCAACATCACGTGAACATAGCGTTTCATCAAAGTTTAGTGTTGGATATGTGGCTTTGATGTATTGAACTGCATCGCTTTGTATTGTAGATTTAGCAGAGTTCAAATATGTACGTGCTGTCACTAGAGCAGTTGCTACCCAAGCAGTGCTTGGTGCAACAGAAGTAATAGCTGTTAGATTGTTTACGTAGTTGTAGATTTCTAACACGCGAGCCTGTGCAAATGCGCCGGCACCTGCGGATCCAGGCGTACCACTGACATCTTGTGCTGTAGTATTACCAGTTGAACGTGGATACCACGCTGTGCTGCCAGTGGCAATATCGTCAATAATTGTATAGATTCTGTTTATTACTGCTAACAGTGCTGTTTTTTGTGCGATAGGTTCAACTAATGTACCATTGCTGTAGTAAGAACGAGCAACAATCTCTGTCATTAGAGTACAACCGCTGGTCTCACCGTAGGTTAAATCATAAACCAAAGCGTCAACAATGTAGCCCATGTCGCGTGTACATTTTGCTTTGTCGCCTGCACTCAGTGCTGTCCAAATACTGTTGTAGTTGGTATTCATGAATGCTGTGACTTCGTCTTGAATAAACGATTTATTAGCAAGAATTAGTCGACGAGCGTTTGAATAACCAGTGCCATATCCCGTTGGATCTGGGTATACGTAAGCGTTTGGTGTATTGTTTGTAACAATATCTTTGATTTCAGCGGCATTGGCTTGTACGCTAGTCACTGCTGTGGAACTACCAACACTGCCTGCTTTTTGCAAGCTGGTATATTGAGTAGCTGAGTTACCGGTTGTAGGTGTTACAGAAGTATTAGAAATAATATTTGCTGTGATAGACTGTAATCTCTGTAATGCTGCAACAGATTTAGCTTTATCATTGGTTGCAATAATTTTACCACGCGGGCTTAATCTTGTTCCACGCAATTCGTCACCAACAACAGCAGTCTTTGGAGGTACCTTTATCGGTAACACTTCATAGAACTGTCCTGTCTTAACGTTAATTGTATAACCTGCCGAATCAAGAATCGGTAACGAAGACTGTGATTGTGAGCTCAGTGCTGTAGAAATATATCCTACTAGTGTTGTACAAATTGTATTAGCGCCACTTTCAGCAGTGTAACCTAAGTTGATGATTTGTTTGATTCTGTTGCCTGCACTGATACCATTAAGTGTTTGATAGTTGCTTGCTGGTGCGGTATTAGCCAATACGCTGGTAATTAGCGTTGCTAGATAATCGATAGCTGCGGCATTTTGTGCATACTCGTCTTGGATTCCCGATACCAAAACACCAAGTGCTGTAAAGTATGAGTTTGCAGCGGCTAATGTTCTTTCATTACCAGTATGTGTTAGGTCATAGATAACAGCATCTACGATTAATCCCATGTCACGTTCGCACTTGGCAGTGTCGTCGTTGGTAAATCCAGACCATATCCCTGTACCTGAAGTGATTTGATATTTGGTCCATTCAGCAGCTTCGCGTTGAACGAATTCTCTATTCATGCGTAATAACCAACCTGCTTGTGGATTTTCAGTTCCGTATAGGATCTGTTCAGTTGCATATCTCACACTAGCCCAAGGTTGATCTAGAGTTAGGCCATATGTTGGTGCTGGCGAGTCTGTACCGTGTGGTGCTACATAGTAGACTTTCTTAGTGCGGCCAAAGAAATCCCATGTTGGAACTCCGGAACCAACAGTAAGAACCTGTCCTTCAACCCCTACAGGTAGTCGTGTTACACCGCTACCTCCGTAGTAGGCAATATCGCCGGTGGTTGTTAATACATCATTTTCATTACCAGCAGTTAGTTGATTCCAATAAGTGCCAAGGGTATCGATATCTGGACGATTTCCTGATACAGGAGGTCCAGATAGATATGCCGATGTATGTGCTAGAATACAAATATAGGTTATCGGGCCATATTTGATTGTATCGCCTGCAACATAGGCAGTCGAAGTAACCCAAGTCCCTCTCCATTTAATGCCTTCGTTTAGTTTTTCCCAGTAGCCTGCGTTTGGTGGCTGTTGATTAGTGCTGTCTAGTGTAGATACATAAGTGTATCCACCGTTGCGAACGATTTCGCCAACTTTAAATAATGTTCCTGAATTCCAATCACCAGCAAGCCTAAAACCTGTGGCAAATAAATCCCAATCTGTGGTGTTAGAACTAGGCGGAGTTAATGCTGATGCATTGTGAGATGTTTTAGCAATATATGAGTTGCCGCCGTAGCGAACAATGTCACCGTTTTGATAAATTCCAGAACTGGTCCAATCGTTTTCAAATTCGATACCTTCTACATACTGCGCCCAGTAGGTCTGGTCAGCAGTCCAGCTCGAAGTACTAGTATTGTCTGTTTTACAAATCCATACGCCTGCACCTTGTTTAACAAGGTCGTTGGCTTTGTATCGAATAGTAGCAGTGTATGTAGCAGATGTTAATGTTCCGTTATTAACACTCAGTGTCCACGAAGTGCCAGTGCCTGCGGTAATATATGTATTGGCCGCAATACTGCCGCCTGTTAATAGTTGTCCGACTGCAGGGCTTCCGCCTGTGCTAGTTAATGTTGTTCCGCTGATTGAACCTGTAACTGTTGTAGGACCAATCCATTGTCCTTTGTATTCAAAACCAATATTATAATAATCCCACTTGCCTTGATCTGCTTCAAGACCCAGTGTAACCGTAGCTGCAGAAGTGTGTCCTTGATTACAAACATAAGTAGTTCCACCATACTTGACAACGTCACCTACTTTATATCTTATAGCTGATAGCCAATTTGATTTCCAATCAAAGCCTTTTGAGAATATATCCCACTTGCTTTGATCTACTTCAAGTCCTAGTGCATCAGTTGCTGCGGCAGTATGTGGTGTGTTACAGATATATGTATATCCGCCATATTTAACAATGTCATTTATTTTGTATACTGTTCCAGCTACCCAATCCGATGTCCAATCAAAAGATTCTGCGAATAAATCCCATGAGCTTTGATTTAATTCAAGAGTTGCCTGCGAAGTGTGGCCATTGTTGGCAATATAAACATATCCGCCATACTTAACGATGTCGTTTTCTTTGTATAATGTTCCAGGACCAGTCCAGTCGCCTTTCCATACTTGTCCGTCTGAAAATTGATTCCATTTAGATGGAATATTTTCAAGATCGGTATAGAAATCTGCTGCGGCAGTGTGTCCTGCTACACATAGATATGTGCGTCCACCGTAGGCAACGATGTCGTCTTTATAGTATGTTGTACCGGTAACCCAGTTGTTTTTCCATACAAATCTAATTCTACCTAGTTTAAACTCTGCCATTTATAGCTCCGTTTTTTCGCATATTTTATATTTACCTTGTGTTAGAACATCACGACATTGACATAAACACCGTCTGTGCAAGATAAGTTCCGTCCACACCCCTCTTAAAATTAACTCTAACAGGGAATTTTAATTCACTACCGTCTGTTGTACCAAGTCCTGTTGGACCTATTTGTACTAAACCTGCTGTTACAGAACTTGTTATAGCATCTGCACCACCGCCCGATACACGTCTACCTATATAGGCTTTAATAGCTTTCTGCGTAGGTACGATGTTGTTAGAATCAGCAGTAAATGTATTATCAGTTGAGAATTCACGGATAACAACTCCTGATCCACCAACAGTAACTCCACCTAATCGCAATTCTTCTAGTCCTTGTAATTCAAAGAACTGTGCGTTTAAAGTAACTGTGCCTGTGGCCTGTTCAACAGCAAATAATTCGCCAACTCGGAAGTTACCGTCCTGGTCAGTACTTGTATAGAACACACGTCCGCCGCCCTTTTCTTGAATTTCGTCTTCTGGTGCTAACACAGTTCCGTTTGGAAATAGAGTGTTTGGATAATTAGATGCCACTGTACCACCTAATCCAATATCTAAGAAATCATGTCCTGTTAATCGAACCTGGCTATAGGCCTGTCTAATTTCAATACCGATTCCGTGTTCTGGTGTTTCTTCTCTTCCTAAATCTTTGGCAATGTTTAATTGCAGAGTGTAACTACCAACTGAACCAGCTAGTAACACATATGACAATACTTTGTAGGTGTAATCATTAATCCCAGCGATTGATAAGTTGTCGCCAGGTCCGGGCAATCTAGTTACTGCATCGCAGACTAAGAAACTACCTAATTGATACTGATCTTTATAGCCGTTTCCAGTTATAGTTGCTCTGGTATTAGTGGTTTGATAACCTATACCGGAATTTGTGATAGTTGGATTTGCTATCACTCCGTTGCCAATTCGAACTGAAGTAGAAACTTCCGAACTGTTGTTTGGATCAGTGATAGTCATCACAGGAGCCGACGTGTATCCGCTGCCTGGTTCCCAAATTTTAAATTCTGAAATTCTACCAGCTACCACAGTTGCTCTTGCTTGTGCTGTTGCACCTGTACTGATTATTGCAGCAGTAGTTGTTGTTGATACTCTACCTGCGATAGCAATAAATTTTCCTGGCTTAGAGATATTTGCAAAAGAAACTGCGCACCAAGGAGCAGTGCCGATGGCTTGCAAACTCCAGCTGATTCCGTCATTTGAATATGCTGCGTTCGATGATCCATTAGCCACTGCGATCCACAACCCCTGACCGTAGCCCACAGCTTGCCAATTAGCTGATGAGATCGCTCCATAGGTCCATGTAGAACCATCGGTGGTAATTGCACTAACAGTAGATCCTGCGCCAGCTTGTAGAGCAACAAATCTATTTTCACCGTAGGCAATATTTGCCAGTCCAACAGTGGTAAATCCGCCTGTCCACGAAGTTCCATTGGTGCTAGTTGAGAATGAGCCTGTTGAAGAAACTGCAACAAATCGTCCCTTACCATAAGCAACTCCGGTCCAATCGTCAGCATTATCTAAAATTGTTGTGCTGTTGTTAGTGCCATCAAAATGCAATAACAACACAGTTCCAGTAGTCCACGCAAATGCTGAAGTTGCTGGTGTGAATGTTGTTGTATATCGTGCAACACCCTTAGATACTCTAACTTCGTCAACGTATCCATTGAAATATGTTGCTCCACCAAAGTAAGAACCAATAGTTATTGGTCTAGTTGGATAGGTGTTTGCATCTGTAAATGTTGTCGACTGTAATACTCCGCCGATATACATTGTTGTAATACCCGAAGTTCTTGATATGGCAATATGTGTCCAAGCTGCTGCCGAAATTGTAGTATTAGAACTGAGTACATACGATCCGTTAACATATAGTCTAACAACTCCGCTGGAGTTTAGATCCACCATCACAGCAACTTCTGTGGCTGCGGTTCTTTGATCAAATAGAGCTTGTGTTCCAGATAGTGCGTTTGGATAGAACCATCCCTCGATGGTAAAGTCTCCTGTGCCATAATTAAAATCAGCATTTGAACCCACGACTAGGTAATCGTTGGTTCCGTCAAGTGCAAGACTAGTAGTTCCAAATTTTGCAGATATCGCTGTGGATAATTTTGCATTATCATTTAGGGTAAATGTATGTCCGCCTAAGATAGTAGCAGTTGTCCATGTTGTAGCATCTGTAGATGTTGCTACATAGTTTTCACCAGATGCTGTTATAACATAAGTTGTGCCGTTATAGGCAATGTCAGTCCATGGTGCCGAGGTAGACATAGTCATTGCTGACCACGAAATACCATCTGAAGATTTTGCTGCAACTCCGCTAGTAGCAACAGCTATGAATATGTTTCCAACATATTCTATCTTGGTCCACGCTGTGCTAGCTGGCATTGTAGAAGTGCTCCAATTAGTTCCGTCGGAAGTATAAGCAACTACGTTAGTGCCTGTGGCAATAGTTACCCAACGTAACCCGCTTGACGCTATGCTGGTCCATGTTAGATTATTTGGTAATGTACCGGATGTTGATGTAAATCCGGGACTAGTGAATGTTATTCTAGGTTCAATAGTATAGACTGATGTTGTATCTAGCAACGATACTGGTGCTGTTCCTTCGTTAAAATGTTCCCAACCCACACAGTGTAGAGTCATTGGCGTAGCACCAGGAGCTACGCTAGGAGTACCGTTGAGCAGTCCAAACACTATTCCACCCGGAGATATGCTAATTTGGAATGAAGTAGAACTAACTACTGATTTGACATAATAGATATAGTTATCTTGTATGTTACCAAATTTTGTTCCGGTGAATATAATTCTATCATTTTCTCTAAGATGTGCTGTAGAAGATATAGTCAACACATTGCCAGAAGAAAATGTCTGTGATACATTATACTGTGGTTTAGATTCCTGTCCAACAATCACAGTAAGTGTAGATACAACATACTCTGCAATGTACCCGTATTGTCCAACTCCGGTACCCTCAGTAATCATAATTCGCATACCTCTGTACTGTGCAGGAGTATTTTCATCACTGCCTGCAAGAATTACAGAATAGTTGTCTATACTAGCCTGTGACTTATTGGTATTGAAAAGATAAGAACTACCTCCTTCCGAGCTCGAGTCACCTCGATTAACGATTCGAACTTCATAGACAGCGCCGTCACGGAATTCGTCCATGATTAAGGCTGCATTACCACCAGAGCCGCTTACAGAAAATGCTCCTGTGGAATAGTTAACTCCTGCATTAGAGAAAAATACTTTTAAGATATTTCCTGAAGGATTACATAATAGTTGACTTACATCAGCTTCGTAATATCTGTTATTAACTGTACCAACGATTGGATTTTCTGTAGAATTAACACCTTCTGAAACTGCACCAAACGTACCATAAGAACAGTTACCGTTGGTTCCGCGAATTCTTCCGCCACTTGTACACAAATAACCTATATAACAATAATAAACGAATACTGAAACAAGTTCTGATCTTCCGGTTCCGTTACACCACATACCGATACCGTCACTGATAATTTGTGTAAAATCGTTGGCAACAATAGTTTGATTTCCGCCACCGTGTAAGTCGCCGTCGACTTTCATGCCGATGCAGCCGTCACCGAATGTGGAAACGTTTTGCACATATGGAGAACGTGTGCCTACCCAAGCAGAAGTGTCACTTGGTCCCCAACCTGGATCTAAGCTGGCAAATGCTCCTGCATTAGGACGTCGTGTGCCATAAGAGTTAACAGCACCCAATGTTCCACTTAATCCAATCAGTGACATATTTCTTAAACCTGTTCCGTCTCTTAACAAGAACATGTTAGATCGCTTGTTTACTGCTGGTAGATTTCCGTAGACAAAGTAGTCAGCGGCACCTATTGTTTTCCAGTTACCTGCACGATACATGTCGTAGACTATAGCATCAATGCCTCGATCCAAGTCAACACTCCAATTCGCTGGGAGGTCTGTCACTGTGGAATCAGTAAAGACATTTTCTACATAAAGCGTAACTTCATTCTTTAAGAATGTTTTGTTGTTGAGTATCTGTTGTCTAGCGTTCAGCATATTAGTGCTGAGTGTAATGGTATTAGATCCTGAAATCGCAATGTTGCCGCCACCGCTGGTGATTCTAGTTATAAATGTTTCAAACAGTCCTTCAGCAACAGTTACTTCGGCAGTGGTTCCGGGTGCTCCTGAAAAATCCTGTGCAATTTCTCCGTAGAGCGTGGTTCCAAAAGCAATATTTAAAGGATCAGTAGTACCGATAGGTTCTTCTCTGACGATGTGCCTAATGAGATCTTTTAGATAGGAAAAACCGCCAACTAATAGATTTAAGTAGGTAGTAGTAAATACCAGTCCGGCAGGTTTAATTACAGTACTTCTTAGCTCATCCCCTACCACTGCCACAAATGCGGGCACACGCAACGGAAGAATTTCTTCAAACACTCCGGTTCTCACAAATACTGTTGCATATCCTGTGACATTGTCAAGAGCATATCTCAAGGTTCTCCAAGGTTTCTGAGGAGTGATACCATATGCTGGATCATCAACTCCAGTCAAACTCACATAGTATACCTTATCTGTGGTCCATAAATTTTTCCATTGTACTTCGCCATATGAGTCTATTCCTAAAACCTGTCCTGATGTACCAACAGTAACACGTTTAGTATCAAGAGTACTGCTTGATGTTGATCCAAATGTTTTTATATCGCCTAGTTGTTTTAGTCGAGCATAGCTATTACCAACAACAATGGGAGTCCATGTAAAACCATTAGCGTCATCGTCGGGTCTGTTCAGTACTGTGGCTTCGTGTGCATCGATGCATCTATATGATGTTTCGCCCCATGAAACTACGTCACCTGTAGAGTAAGCATTACCTAATGTCCATACGCCTTTCCAGTCAATACCAGAAATCATTAGGTCCCAATATGCAGAATTAGTTGAGCTACCGTCATTGGGTAAATCGGGATCTTGCGATGTATTGTCCAACAATGCTAGGTATACATTGCCGCCTTTTCTAACAACGTCACCGATTTTATATGGTCTTAGGCTGTTCCATGTTCCGCGAATGTTGCTGCTTTGAAATAATAGTGTCCAGAGAATTGTACTAGTTGACGGATTTGCGTTAACGTGTCCTGTATTTGCTACAAATACATTACCACCATAGAATACAATATCACCTTTCTGATAAGCAGTGGTAGGAGACCAGTCAGCGTCAAATTCTTCGCCGGGACAGAAAATATCCCACTTAGTTGTGTCAAATGTCAGTCCAGCAGTATGAAAAGTGTTACAGATCCAAACATATGAACCATATTTTACAACATCGTTGACTTTGTAAATCGTTGATACATTTGTTGTTATATTATTGCTAGTAACTGGCGTGGATGAAACCCAAGTATCTCGATATTGAGTACTGTTATGTAGTATTTCCCATTTTGTTAGAGTGCTATCACCAAGATCTAGATCCGCTGCTAAACCTGCCGAATCTGTAAGTGCTGATTTATGTGCAGCCACACAACGATATACAATGCCGCCATCTCGGACAATATCGTTAACAATATATTTTGTATTTTTTTCCCAATCGCCTTTCCAGTCATCAGCAATATTAACAATATCCCAAGAAATAATATTTGCTTCAAGCCCTGCATCGAAAGAGCTAGACGATTTGTGAGATTGATTACATCTGTATGTTCTGCCGCCGGCACGAACAACGTCATTAACTGTGTAATAAGTATCTGGTTGCCAATCAATTCTCCAGTTCTTGGAAGTTATATGTACGGTCCAGTATTGATTTAAATTAATATCGTTATTGAAAAATCCCACAACGCCTGTTGGATCTACAGCATTAACGATAAGGCCCTGATCTGGATCAAAAGGATCTACAACATATATGCTATTTGAAGTATGTCCTTCGACGCAGATATAAACGGTTCCAAATTGTTTTACTATGTCTCCTACTGTGTAGTAGGTATCTGGTTGCCAATTGCCTCTCCACGATATACCATCTGCCACAAGTTCCCAACGAGGAACCGCTAGCGGAGGAGTATCATTATTAAAATAATTTAGATCTAGATAAAAATCAGGTGCTGCATTATGTGTTACTAAACAAGTATACACTTTGCCGCCGTAGGCAACTATATCGTCGGGATTATAACGGCCAGCTGCTGCCCAATCTCCTTGCCATGTATACTTAAATCTAGCTAATTTAAATTCTGCCATTTACATTATCCTTCTGAGTCACCGTTATCATAGGTATGACCATTATTAATTCTTACAACCAATTGCCCGTCATCGTCAATATAATAGAATAAACTTCGATCATCCCATCTATATTGAGGATATTTTAAGTTTAAAAATACAGGATTATGGGTAACATCGAGTCCTTCAAAGAAATCAACACCCACCTCAAAGTCATTGTAGTTATCTGTTTCTAAACCCGGATTGTTTAGCGTTACTGTATCTTTATCTCGAATATTATCAAGACGTTGCATGAACACACTGCCGTTTTCGTTTTTACGCAATCCATAGAAAAATCTAGGAGTATCGCCCAGAGCGGTATACGGATCGGTACCTAAGTAATAATTAGTTGCTGAACCTGCCATGTGCTACTCCTTATGATAATGAAACATAACTGATAACTGCATCGATACTATTTGGAGTATCGCTGGTTACTCTAATGCCGCCGCCAATAGGCAAAATTAATTTTTCACCGTTGGTAATTAATTTAAGGCTAGAGTTGGGCGGAATCACAACTCCTTTAATATAATATGCAAAGCTGCTACCTTCATCTGTCATTTGTATATCAACAATAGCATTGTCATAGTCTGTGGTATTTGTTAGGTTGCAACCGATCACAGTAATAGTAAATCCCGGAGGACATTCTAAAATTGTCACAGGATTTGTTCCTATTCCGCTTTCAATTGCTTGATTAAACGAGGTTGGCATTTTCTATGTTATCCAAAAGTTAATACTGTTCTAATAGCGATGTCATTGGCACCAATTTCTGATACCGCACCGCTTGAACCTGCTGGGCTTGCCCATCCAAGTCCGTCCCAAATTTCTAAGGCTCTTGATTCTGTGTTATAACGTGTCATACCCACGGTACCGGCGTTCATGTATGCCGTAGGACGATTACCCACGTTACCGACTGGTGGGCGGAATCCGTTGGTTCCGTCGATTTTAAAATATCCAGCCGGGCCGCTTTGTACTAACAGGGTAATAGCATTTATTGAAACGTTAGTAATTGTATTGTCAAGAATACTGAAATTACCTAATCTTACATTGCCTGTGCCTGCTGGATCAAGGACTAAATCTGTTCCTGTAGTTGTAGAAATAACATTATTAGCAAACTTAATATTACCAACATCGAGTGTATCAGAGTTTAAATTATCTGCGTTGATGTTTCTAGCATATACTGTTCTCCACTGAAACGATAATGAACCCAAATCCCAGGTATTGTCAGTCTCGGGAATTAAACTGCTTTTGATGCTGGCATTGATAACAATATTGTCTGTTAGAGCATCACCTATGGTAAGATTACCACCTATTGTGATATTGCCTGTAACATCAATGTTACCAGTGACTGTTAAATCGCCATACACATTGGCGTTTGAATACATTTTAACAGAACCAGTGCCACTTGGACTGATTTCTAAATCTGCGTTAGAGCTTAGTGTTGAAATTACGTTGTCAGTGATATCAATGTCATTGACCTGTAATCTAGAGTGATAAATTGTTGGTTCGCCGCCGCTTGGGGCAAATGTAATTGTTGATAGATCGCTGGCAATAGTGTTTCCACTGACTGTGAAATCACCTATCGTTAGAGTATTATCAACAATTAAATCTGTTGTTCTTGTTGTTCCGTTTACGTCTAGGGGGTACTGGGTAAGCCCAGCTACAGATGTTGGGGAGCCTTTGTTAACTCCAATTCGAGAGTCAACAACATTTAGATAGAGAAGATCAGTC